TCGCCCGAGGCGAGCGCAGCCCCCGGCAAGTGGCGCACGGACAAGGCCGAGTACCAACGTGGAATCATGGACGCCTTCTCCGACCCCTACGTCGAGACGGTGGTCATCATGTCTTCGGCCCAGATCGGCAAGGCGTTGGCGCTCGACACTCCGATACCTACGCCCTCTGGGTGGTCGACTATGGGGGCCCTGCGCGTGGGGGACGAGGTGTTTGACGAGGCCGGCCGCCCGTGCCGGGTGGTTTTCGCCACCGAGGTCATGCACGACCGACCGTGCTACGCGGTTGAATTCTCCGATGGGGCCGCTTTGGTTGCCGACGCCGACCATCTGTGGTTTGTGGAATCCGACAAGATCGTGTCTGGGCAGGGGTATTCTGGGGTGATAACCACGGAGTATATGGCCTCTACTTTGAAGTACGGGGCCAGGGGCCATCGCAACAGGTACGCGGTCCCGGTAGCCGGCCCGGTGCATTGCCCCGAGGCGGCCCTGCCGGTGGACCCTTACGTCCTCGGGGCTTGGCTTGGGGACGGGAACAGGGCGTCGGCCTGCATAACGACATCGGCGGGGGATGCGGCGCTCATGGCCGCCTCGATAGAGTGCGCGGGCCATGTGGTGGAGACATCCGGCGAAGGAACCATTACGCTGCACATAGACCGGCGGCGGGATACCCACGTATGCGTTCGGGGCCACGACCTGACTATCGTGGGGAAGAACTCCACAGGCGGTTGCGCTGAATGCGCCCGCATACGCAGTCGAAACCTCGTTCGACGTAAATACGGGAACCCCGAGGACGTCATCCCCGAGATCCGGGAAAAAGGCACCCTGTACGCGAAACTCCGGGGCCTTGGGGTGTTGAACAACAAGCACATACCCGCCGCGTATCTCCGCGCGGGGGTTGGGCAGCGAATGGATTTACTCCGGGGGCTTTTGGACACCGACGGGACCGTGAGCGCGCAGGGCGGTCGGGTCGAATTCTGCACAACGACCCCGGCTTTGAGGGACGGCGTTCTGGAGTTGATCCGGTCGGTGGGGTTCAAGCCCACGCTCGCGGAGAAGCACCCGCGCACGTCCTACAAGGGGGTCTTGGTCGAAGGGGCGACCGCGTGGTCCATCTCCTTTATGGCCTACTCGGATTCTCAACTTTTTCGCCTTGAACGGAAACAGGCCCGCCTTCTCCCCCGCGAAGGCCGCCGCGCATCGGAGACGTTTCGTCGCCGCGTAACCGCGGTGTACCGGGTTCCTTCGGTGCCTGTCCGGTGCATACAAGTGGACAGCCCGAGCCACCTATATCTGGCGGGACGCCACTTCGTGCCGACGCACAACACAGAAATTGTTAATAATATCGTGGGTTACTTCATAGACCAGGACCCTTCGCCCATGCTCGTCGTCCAGCCGACGCTCGACATGGGCCAAGCCTGGTCGAAGGACCGCCTGGCCCCGATGCTGCGGGATACCCCCGCGCTTCAGGGCCGGGTCAAGGATGTGAAGTCGAGATTTTCCGACAACACCATCCTGCACAAGAAATTCCCGGGCGGGCATCTGACTGTGTGCGGCGCGAATAGCCCCTCTTCGCTCGCATCCAGGCCCGTCCGGGTTGTCCTTTGCGACGAGGTAGACCGTTACCCGCTGTCCGCCGGCTCCGAAGGCGACCCGGTCAACCTCGCATGGAAGCGCGCTACCGCCTTCTGGAACAAGAAGCGTCTGCTCTGCTCGACGCCCACGATCAAGGCGGACCCGGCCAACGGGACCGGGTCGCGCATCGAGCTGGCCTTCGACAACTCCGACAAGCGGTATTTTTTCCTGCCCTGCCCGCATTGCGGCCACAAGCAAGTCCTGAAGTGGGCCAACGTCCATTGGCCCGAGGGGCACCCCGAGGAGGCCCGGTACCACTGCGAAGAGTGCGGCGCCGAATGGTCCGAGGCGCAGCGCCGGGCCGCTATCCGGCACGGGGAATGGGTGGCCACGGCTCCCTTCCACGGGACGGCCGGGTTCCACATCTGGGAAGCCTACTCGCCGTTTTCCTCCTTGGCCAAGATCGCCATTGCGTTCATCGAGGCCAGGAAGATGCCCGAAACGCTCAAAACATGGGTCAACACCGTCCTGGGCGAATCATGGGAGGAAGAGGCATATCAGGTCGAGTCCACCCCGCTCATGGAGCGCCGGGAGGACTACGGCCCGGAGGTTCCCGAAGGCGTGGCGGTGCTGACGGCCGGCGTGGACACCCAGGACGACCGCCTGGAGGTGGAAGTGGTGGGCTGGGGCTTGGAGCATGAGTCTTGGGACGTGGACTACCGCATTTTCTACGGCGACCCGAACCGCCCCGAGGTTTGGCAGGACCTCCTGGACTACTTGAGGACGCCCCTTGTTCACGCCTGCGGGGCCCAAATGAAGATCGAGGCGACGTGCGTGGATACCGGAGGGCACTGCACGGAGGCGGTCTACCGCTTCTGCAAGACGAACGAGCGGCACCGCATCTTCGCGGTCAAGGGCAACCCGAACCCCGGCCAACCCATCGTGGGCAAGCCGAGCAAGCGCAACAAGGGCAAGGTCAAGCTGTTCCCGCTCGGCGTCGATTCGGCCAAGGAACTGATCTACTCGCGCCTGCGGATTCAGGAGCCCGGCCCCGGGTACTGCCATTTCCCGCTGGACCGTGACCAGGAGTTTTTCGACCAGCTCACCGCCGAGAAGCGCACGACGAAGTACGTGCAGGGGCGGCCGAGGTTGGTCTGGACGCAAACACGGAAGAGAAACGAGGCCCTGGATTGCCGGGTTTACAACGTGGCCGCGTATCTCATTTTGAAACCCTCCATCCAGGCGCTCTTGAAGCGCCTGGCGGCGCGGGCCCAACGGCAAACCGTCCCTGCGCTTACCCCTGCGCCCAAGCCGGAGCCCCCGGTGCTGCACGAGGAGAAAGTGCCGGAATCCGTCGTACCGAAGAAACGTGTAACCCGTCGCCGTAGCGGCGGATTCGTACATGGGTGGTAACTATGCCGACGCCTGAATCTATCGTTCGCGGTCTGAACGCGGAATGGGTCCTGGAGTCCTCGCTGTATCCGGCAACAGACGGGTGGGTGATCGAGTACTCCGTCGTGAACGCCACGGAACAGCACTCTTTCACGTCCACGACCGTGGACGGGAAGCACAATGTCGTTCTTGACGCTGCGACAACGGGTGGCTACGGGGCGGGAGAGTATTTCTATCAGGCGGTCGCCAAGAAAGACACGTCCGCCTACCCGGTTGAAACGGGGACGCTCCTTGTCAAGCCCAATTTCAAGGACCTGACTTCCGGCTACGATGCTCGGCCGCACGTCAAGAAAGTCCTGGACGCCATCGAGGCAACCCTGGAAGGCAAGGCCAGCAAAGACCAGGCCCGCTACATCATCGGGAGCCGCCGCCTGGACCGATACACCTTCGAGGAGCTGTTGGTTCTGCGGGACAAGTACCGGGCCGAGTGGAAGGCATATCAGCGGGCCGAGAAGCTGAAGCAAGGGATCGGGGGCCGAAACGTCGTCTTGGTGAGGTTCTAAACTATGGGACTCTTTGATATTTTCAAGCGCAAGAAGCCGCAGTCGAAGCCTCGCCCCTACGTTGTCCGGGCCTACGCCGGCGCCGACGGGGGACGCCTCTTCGGGTCCTGGACCGCGACGGACAGTTCCGCCGACGAGGCCGTTCAGTACCGGCTCCGCACCCTTCGAAACCGCGCCCGGCAGCTCGCCGAGGACAACGAGTACATCAAGCGGTACCTCTCGCTTCTGAAGACCAACGTGGTCGGCCCCAACGGTGTGATCCTCCAGGTCAAGGCCAAGGACTACCGCGTGGACGGCACCGCCAAGCTCGACACCAAGGCCAACGCCTGGCTGGAGGAGGGCTACAAGAGGTGGTGCAAGAAAAAGTGGTGTTCTGCCACCCGCCGCCACAACATGGTCACGATGCAGAACCTTGCCATTTCCTCGGTTGCCAGGGATGGCGAGGTTTTCGCCGTTCGGGTTCGGGAGAAGGACAAGAGCAACCCTTACCGCCTCTCTGTGAAGCTGCTTGAAGCCGACTACCTGGACGAGATGTACGATTCCGAGCTGACCAACGGCAACATCATCCGCATGGGCATAGAGCAGACGCCCGAAGGCCGGCCGGTGGCCTACCACTTCTTTAGGGTCCACCCCGGCGACCGCAAGGGCATGGCCACGATGAACGAGCGCGTGCGCGTCCCGGCCGAGGACGTGCTCCATCTGTTCCTGCCGGAACGGCTGTCCCAGACCCGAGGCGTGCCGTGGTTCCACGCCTCCCTCCGCAGGACCAAGATGTGCGCCGGCTACGAGGAGGCAGAATTGGTTGCGGCCCGGGCCGGGGCCAGCAAGATGGGGTTCTACGTGTCCCCAGATGGCGACCCGGCGGAGTTCGGCTCCGAGGAAGAAGGCGAATTCATCGAGCAGGCCGAGCCAGGCACCTTCGGCGTCATCCCGAAAGGGTACGACTTCAAGGAATGGGACCCCAAGCACCCGGCTGACGCCTTCGACAAGTTCTTGAAATTCAATCTTCGCGCTATCGCCGCCTCGCTGAACGTGGCATACCCGAACCTGGCCGCGGACCTGGAGGGCACGTCCTACAGCTCCATCCGTCAGGGTACGCTGGACGAGCGTGACGTATGGACGCTTCTGCAAAATTGGCTTATCGCCGAACTCATGGAGCCGGTCTATGAATGGTGGCTTGAAGCAGCCCTCATTACCCAGACAATCCCGCTCCCGTTGGTGAAGTTTGACAAATTCAACGCCCCCGTGTTCCGCGGCCGTCGCTGGCAGTGGGTTGACCCGGAGAAGGACGCGAAGGGCGACGCGGTGGCCATGCTCAACGGCTTCAAGACGTTGACCCAGGTTGTGACCGAAAACGGTGGCGACATCGAGGAACACCTCGCGGAACTCGCTTTTGAGAAGGAAAAGCTGGAGGAACTGGACATCCAGCTTCCCTATCTCTCACCCAAACAGCCCACGCAGGCCCAGGAGGAAGGCAATGCCGGAACAGAAAACCCTAAAGAGTAAGGCGCTGTTCAGGGACTTTTCCCTGGACCGCACCGCTGTCGATGAAGAGGCCAGGACCGTAAGTATTTCCTTCTCGTCCGAACACCCGGTGGAACGGTGGTTCGGAACGGAAGTGCTCGATCACGCGCCCGAGTCGGTCAACCTTGGCCGGTTGAACGACGGTGCCCCGCTGCTGCTCGGGCATAGCTGGGACGACCAGATTGGGGTCGTCGAAAATGCGTCCATCGGCGCCGACAAGGTAGGCCGCGCTCTCGTCCGCTTCGGGAGAAGCGCACGCGCGCAGGAAATCTTGCAGGATGTCATCGACGGGATCAGAACCAAAATCTCGGTCGGCTACCGCATCGACGAGATGATCCTGGAGAAATCGGACAAGGAAACCGGCGACACCTACCGGGCTACCCGGTGGACGCCGCACGAAATCTCCATCGTCCCCATTCCTGCCGACCCCAGCGTCGGCGTCGGCCGGGGCGCGGAGGTCGAACACGAAATCGTCGTCCGGGGCCTTCCCGGCGAAACACCCACGGAAGAATCCCCCGAGGAGGAAAGAATCATGCCTGACATCAATGTTGAAGAAGTCCGCAAAACCGAGGCCGCTGCCGTCCGCGAAATCATCGCCCTTGGCGAGAAGTGCGATTGCCGCGAAGACGCCATGAAGTTCATCGCCGACGGGAAGTCTCCCGACGATTTCCGCCAGTTCGTGCTGGAGTCCAAGTGGGGCCAGCAGGGCGCCATCCGCGAGGTTCAGGACACCCCCGATCTGGGCCTGACCGATAAGGAAGCCCGCAGCTACTCGTTTCTGCGCGCCATGAACGCCGCCGCCTCCGGCGATTGGAAGGGAGCAGGCTTCGAGCTGGAGTGCTCCCGCGCCGCCGCCGCGAAGCTGAAGCGCGACCCGCAGGGCTTCTTCATCCCGCACGACGTTATGACCATCGACGGCAAGCGCGACTATGTGTCCGTCGGTCTGACAAACCACACCGGTGAAAAGACCGTCGCTACCGACCTTCTGGCCGGGTCCTTCATCGAGATGCTTCGCAACTCCATGATGGTCAAGCAGATGGGCGCCCGCACCCTGGCCGGCCTGGTTGGCGACATCGCCATTCCGCGGCAGACCGGCGGCGCGACGGCCTACTGGCTGACCGAAGACGCGAACAGCACGGACTCCGTGCAGGCGTTCGATCAGCTCACGATGACCCCGAAGACCATCTCCGGTCAGACCCAGGTCACTCGCAAGCTGCTCCAGCAGTCCAGCATCGACATCGAGAACCTGGTCCGCCAGGACCTCGCCACCACCCTGGCCCTGGCAATCGACGTGACCGCCCTGCACTCCGACGGCACCGGCAACAAGCCCAAGGGCATCGTCGGTACCTCCGGCATCGCCACGGTGGCCCTCGGTACCAACGGCCTGGCCCCGACCTACGCCCACATGGTGCAGATGGAAACCGAGGTTTCGGTGGACAACGCCCTGCTTGGGAGCCTGGGCTACCTGACCAACGCCAAGATGCGCGGCAAGCTCAAGACCACCTTCATCAATACGACCGGCGGCGAAACCCCGGTTTGGCAGAAGGGCGAGGGCCCGGGTTGGGGTGAGGTGAATGGGTATCGTGCCGGCGTGTCCAACCAGGTTGCGAGCAACCTGACGAAGGGAACCAGCACCGGTGTGTGCTCGGCTGCCTTCTTTGGAAACTGGGCGGACTTGCTGATCGGCATGTGGGGCGGCCTGGACGTGATCGTGGACCCCTACAGCGGCAGCTCCAGCGGTCGTATCAAGGTCGTCATGTTCCAGGATCTCGACATGCTGATCCGTCACCCCGAGTCCTTCAGCGTCATCCTCGATGCGCTGACCGCCTAGTGCTGACGACAACCAACGCGGGGGCGCTCAAGGGAGCGTCCCCGTCCAACGATAACGAGGGGACCACCATGAAATGCAAAGCGCTTCGTAGCTTCCTGCACAAGGGCGAGGTCATCGAGGTCGGCCAGACCGTGGACATCCACGAGTACGAAGCGGCCACCCTGATAAGGTTCGGACGCCTGGTCGAGGTAGCCGAGGAGCCGACCGCCGACCTGTCCGCCATGAAAAAGGACGAACTCCTGGCCCTGGCAGCCGAGCGCGGTATCGAGGCCAACCAGACCATGAAGAAGGACGAAATCATCGCCCTGCTTCAGTTTTGAGGTGAACCATGCCCGTTTTCGCGCCTGAAGACCTCCCCATGTTCTTCGAAGATTTCGGCGAGGTAGCCACGTTCAAACGCCGCGGTAGCCCCGCCGGCCAGACCGTGCGCGCCTCCTTCGATGAAGGCAAAGCCCTCGGCATGGGCGGGGACTCTGGCGAGGACGCGGACGAAATTATGCGCCCTGGCCTTGGTGAATATACTGTGATCTACCTCGGCCAGGACCAAATTTCCGCGCGTCCCGCGTACCAGGACAAGGTTGTCCGGGCTGGCGGCGACGTGTTCACGATCATGCAGGCGAAAGCGGAAGACGGCCTTTGGAAGGTATGGGCCGTGTCCGACGCGAGGGCTTCGTTCTGATGGCCAAGGTCATTCCGCTCTACAAGACGAACGACACCGCGTGGGTGAATATTGAGGACATGGCTACGCCCTACCTTCGGTATCTCCAGGCGACGTTCCCGCGCGAGATGAAGGCGGCCATGAAGTCCCTTGGCTGGTTTCTGCGCGGCAAGATCGTCGAGGGCCTGCAAACGTCAAGCCCGGGCGGAAGACGGCTCACCCCGCTCTCGCTCATTCAGCGGGTGCGCCTCTTGGATGCCGTCAAGACCATCAAGCGCCGCAAGAAGCGCGCCGATTGGGCGCGTGGCACCGGGTCCCGGGGCCGGTACAGCCATTTTGCGTATTACACGCCCGCGCGCGTTCCCGGCGGGGCTACCGAGAGGCCCTACGGCCGGAAGATGGCCAAGGCCGTCAGGTATTTTTATGACGATCCCGCAAAGTCGGTCCATATCGGCTGGATAACCCCAACGGCGTCCTCATTTGGCCGGGCCCTGGCCGCTGGCCGACGTGGTGCGAAGCACCAGTGGGAGAACAAAGGTTCCCAGACCGTGACCGCCAGGATGAGCAAGTTGTTTGCGGCCGCCGGCATTTTCGTGAAGCCTGGCAAGCAACTGAAGACACCGCAGCGCCCAGTGGTGGACCCGATTTTTCAGAAATACAAGGGCGAAATTCCGCGATACCTTGAAGACAAGGTATCCAAGTGGCTGGCCCGCAGCCTTTCCAGATCGCTCACCTACACCGCGGGGCGCGCCATCATGGGCAACACCCCCGCCTTCCGCTACATGGCGAGGAACGCAGCATGATCGCAATGCGAGACATCATGGACCGGTTCGCCACCACGTTGGCCGGCACCGCCGCGCTGGACGCCTGGTGTCAGGACAAATTCGGCAAGGACGCCACCATCTACGTCGGGTTTGATGTGCGCGAGCCGCCCGGCGAAGCCGACACGCCTTTCATCGTTATCCAGCCAGGCGCGGCCAGCGAGGGCGACGAGATGGGGATGTTCAGCTACATCGTGACCGTGGATTGGGGCATCGTTGTCGATACATCGACCACCACGGGCCAGATCAAGGAAATGGATGGGCTCAAGCTCTCGGATGAGCTTGGGCGCATCATTCTCGATGCTCTCCGGGGGGCGAGCAGCAACGTGTCGCTGTCGTCGTGGACCTACACGATTGAGCCGGTGGAGTTCTTCCCCATGATCTTGGCCGGCGTGTCTTTCACCATCAACGTCCCGCACCTCATTGGCGGGGCCGTAGCCCTCTAGGAGGACCGAACCATGTCAATGGCAAAAGGCTATCTGTCTACCCTCGCCCTGGATTTTGAAACCACGTTCGGCGTCGATCCCGGCGCCCCCAACGGTCTGGCCATGCCGATCAACAGCTTCGACGTGAAGGCCAACCGCAACCTCAACAGTGCCCAGACCTTGACCGGCAACCGCAACCCGGTTGAGCCCTTCGCCGGCAACACCGTGGTGAACGGCTCCGCGGTCATCCCCGTGGATGTGCTGGCCATGGGGTACTGGCTCAAGGCCATGTTTGGCGCGCCGACCACCACGGGCACCGGTACGTACACTCACACGTACAAGATCGGCACGAGTCAGCCGTCCATGGTCCTGGAAAAGAAGTTCGCCACCTCGACCCCGACCTATGCCAAGCTGAACGGCTGCAAGGTCAGCAAGTTCTCCATGGCTGTCGGCGGTGACGGCGAACTGACCGCCAACCTGGACATCGAGGGCGCGAAGGAAACCGTGGGCGCCACCGCGTATGATGCCACCCTGACGGCCATCGCGTTCACGCGCTTTAACAATTTTCAGGCCACCCTGAAGGAAGGCGGCTCCACCTTGGCCAACGCCACGGGGTTCAGCTTCGACCTCGACATGGGCCTGGATACCGAGGTCTTCGTTATCGGCGGCAGCGGCCAGCGCGGCGACATCCCGGAAGGCATCGTAACCGTTTCCGGCGCCCTGAAGCTGCTCTTTGAAAACACCACCCTGCTCAACAAGGCCCTCAACTCCACGGAAACATCCCTGGAACTGGCCCTGACCAACGGCACGAACGTCCTGCGCTTCACCTTCCCGGAAGTCCTGCTCCAGATGCAGACCCCGGGCATCACCGGGCCCAAGGGCGTCATGCTTGAACTTCCCTGGACCGCGTATTATGGGAACGATGCAGGCGCGAGCGCCATCAAGGTGGAACTCATCAACAGCCAGGCGTCTTACGCATAAACTCTAACTGATTGAGGGGCACAACTATGGCAAAGAGTTTCGAATCCAAAGCCACCGGAATTACATTCGAAGTCCGCCCGCTGACCCGCGGGGAAATCCGCAAGCTGCGGGAGCAGGGCGTGGACATCTTCAACTTTGACAGCGAGGCCGCCCTGCGGAACATCGACCCTATCCTGGATATGGTGTTCCCGGGCAACGCCAACCTCGACAACCTCCCGTTCCAGGAAGCCACGCTGGTCCACCGGGCCATCATGGAAGAGACGTTTGGGACGGAGGAAGAGGTAAAAAACTCGTAGCGGTTTGGGGGTGGATAACTGGCGACGGGGCAGAATACTGCAAGACCTGTCGCCAGACCCAGGCCCAAACCGGAACTGTTGAAGATTGCTGCGCGTGCGAGGGCAGATGCCCGGACCTCGCCGCTTCGAACAGGGAAGCCTGGACCCTCTTGACCTGGGGCCAAACCCAGATGAGGACAGGCGGATTTGGTGTGATGGGGTTCGACTATTTGGCCCTGCGGATGGTGGCCCAGACTCTTGGCATCCCCATCCGGCCCGCCACTTTGCGGAAGATTCAGGCGGTGGAACAGGTGATCCTGAAAAATCAGGGAGAAAAGAAGGATGGCTGACAACACCGTCAGAATCATAGTCGGGCTCAAAGACGATTTCAGCCGCGGTATCTCCCGCGTCACAAACTCCCTCGAAGACATGCGGCGGCGGGTTTTCTCGCTACAATCCGCCCTCGCTGTCTTTGCCGGCGGCGCGGTCCTGAAGGGCTTCGTCGATACGGCAGCCCAGATGGACAAGACGCTTGTTTTGCTCAAGCGCTTGGAGGGCAGTTCCGAGTCGGCCAGGGTGAGCTTCAACTGGATGATCGACTTCGGCCGGAACAACGCCTCCGTTGCCACAATCAACGAATTTCAGAACGCCTTTGTCAAGCTCAAGGTTGCCGGCCTCGACCCCGCCAAGGGCAGCCTCCAGGACCTGACCGACGCCGTGGCCGCGTTCGGCGGCGGCGCGGACGATCTCAACAAGGCCACGATTGCCGTCTTCCAGATGGCGGGCAAGGGCTCGATCAACATGGAAGAGCTGCGCCAGCAGCTCGGCGAGCGCGTCCCCACGGCCATCAAGATCATGGCCCGGGAACTCAACATCACCGAGGCGCAGCTCAACAAGCTGACCGAGACGGCGTCCATTACCGGGGACCGCACGAGGATCGCCCTGGAGGCCCTGTTCCGCGGGTTCCGCAAGGACTACGGCGGCGCGGCCAAGGAACTGTCCACGACGTGGGAGGGCATGATAAACCAGCTCGGCGTCAAGTGGGAGCTGTTCAAGATCAAGGTCATGGACTCCGGGCCATTCCAGAAGATGAAGGAAGCCCTCCAGGAGTTCATCCGCTGGCTCGACTCCCCCGACGGGATGCGGAAGACCGAGGAGGTGGCGAACAACATTGCCCAGGCGTTCCTCGACATGGCCAAGGCCGCGCTCGCCGTCGCCCGGAACATGGGCGAGATTACCGGCGCCATCAAGGACTTGATCGCCAAGTGGCAGGAAATCCCGCAGGGGCTCCGCGATTTTATCGTGGCTGGGGCAACCGCGACGTTCGTTACCAAGAATCCGGCCATCGGCATTGCAACCGGCCTCGGCTACAGCCTGGATTCCGCCCGTGAAAGGTATGTCGCGGAAAACTTCCCGCAGGCGGCCCCGAATAACAGCTCCGGCACCTACATCAGGCGGAAGATTGAGAAGCCTGGTTCCGGCGGGTTCTCCCCGGATGCGCTCCGTATCGCTACCGGGCAGATGGATGCCCTGGACGCGCAGCGAAATAGTAATCTGCAAGCGTGGAACCTCAACAAGCCCTACCACTTCGACGCTTCCGGTTGGGGCGCCAACACGGACAAGGAGGCGAAGAAAGCCGCCGCGGCCTTGGAGCAGTTCCGCCAGGCCATCCGCGAGGTGAACAAGGAGTTCGCCGAGATTCAGGGCGACGAGGCCGCCGTGTGGCTGGCTGATTGGGAGGACCGATTTCAGGACCTCCACACCCGAATTATGAAGGGATCGAACGGCGCGGAGCGCGAGGCGGCCCTGGCTCGCCTCAAGGCCGCCGACCAGGCCACCCGCGCGGCAATAGCCTCCGGGTACAAAACCATGGTCGAGGCCAAGGAGGACGTGGACAAGTTCAAGCGCGAGCTTGCCGCGTTCGACACGGACAACCCGCGCGAAGACGACCGTCTCAAGATGGAGGAACGGCTCAAGAAGCTACTGGAGCTGAACCGCCAGAACGCGCAGTTCGGCATCACCGAGGCCGAAGCCGAAAGGTACCGGGCCTCGCAGAACGCGGCCTGGCAGAAGGAACTCGACAAGCAGAACCTCGAAACCAAGCGCTCGTTTTACAACGAGTACCTCCAGATCGCGGGCGAAGGCTTCGCGGTCATTGAGGACTCCATTCTCCAGCAGGCCCAGGTGTTCCGCAACGCGAAGATCAGCGAGGAGCACGTCGCTCGGTGGGTCGAGTACAAGAAGCTCGAATATAGCCGGGAGTGGGCCGACGGGGCGAAACGGGCCCTCATGGACTACTCCAACGAGGCCATGAACTTGGCACGTGGCATGGAAAACGCCATCTCCAACGCCTTCCGGGGGATGGAAGCCGCGCTGGTGTCCTTCGTGACGACCGGCAAACTGGAGTTCTCCGATTTCGCGGACTCGGTCATCCGGGACATGATGAGAATGATGGTCCAGCAGTCGATCACCGGGCCGCTTGCCGGGGCCGCGGGGGATTTCCTCTCGGGGCTGTTCTCCGGGTCCTCCACCGCGTCCGTGGCCCCGTCCGGGGCCTCCGGGTTGTACTACTCCGTGGGCCACGCCAAGGGCGGGTGGTACGAAGACTCCCCGAGCCTCTCGGCCTACTCCAACGGGATCTATGACAAGCCCCGCTATTTCGCCTTCGCCCAGGGAGGTGTTTTCGGTGAAGCCGGTCCCGAGGCCATCATGCCCCTGAAGCGCGATGCCTTCGGCAACCTCGGGGTGCGCGCCACGGGAGGGCCGACCAAGCTCGTCGTGAATATCATCGAGGCCCAGGGCAAAGGCGGGCAGTCCGAGCAGAGGCAGGAGGACGGGGTCAGCGTGATCGACCTCTTTTTCGACCAGATCGACACCCGCATGGCGCAAAACATCAACCAGGGGCGCGGGGCCACCACGGCCGCCATGACCAAAACCTTTGGACTTAACCGCTCGAGAGGAGCCTTGAGATGAGCATCGAACTACCGAACAGCCTCGGAAACGCCTCCGTCCTGACCTTTCTGCGCGGGTCCGACAACGTCCAGGCCATCGCAAACGTCAACCCTTTGGCCGTCCTGACCGGCCAGATCACCGCCAACGGGCAGACCGTCGAGTTCGACGTGACCGATGCGGTGACGGCCGTCATCGCAGTGACCGGGACGTATGCGTCCGTAGCGATCGCATTTGAGGCATCGGTGAACGGCACGGACTGGTTCAGCATCATGGGCGTACAGTCCGACGCGGCCACGTTTGCCACGTCATCGGGCACCCTCTCCAGCACCGCCAGGGCCTGGGAGTTCGGCGTGTCCGGGTACGCGAAGATCCGGGTGCGCTCCACCGCCTACACCTCCGGCACGATGGTCCTTGCCTGCGGCCGCTCCACCCTGGGCTACGACCCTGCCGGCATGAATCAGGTCAGCCTCGTGGCCGGAACCGCCGTCATCGGCTACACCGCCCTGGGCGTGAAGACGACCGGCGGCGCAACCCCGGCGAAGCTCATCTCGGCGGCCACCACAAACGCAACCTCGCTCAAGGCGGCGGCCGGAACCCTCTACACGGCGCATGTCTTCAACAGCGGAGCGTCTCCCTGCTACCTGAAATTCTACAATAAGGCATCGGCCCCCACGGTCGGCACCGACGTGCCGGTCCTGGTTATTGGTGTCCCCGCCGGGGCCTCCATCGACATCGGAATCCCGGAGAGCATCGGCGTGGCGTTCTCGACCGGCATTGCCTACGCGATCACCGGAGGCATAGCCGACAACGACACCACGGCCGTCGCGCTGGATCAGGTCGCGCTCTCCCTGACCTACGCATAAGGAGCCGCCGCCATGTTGCTACCGATCCTTGTCGGGGCCGTGTCTCCGGCCATCTCGGCCCCGCCCATTCCACTTGTGGAAGGGTACGAGGTCAGCCCTTCCGAACAGGTCCTGCGCCAGTCCTTCGAGGCTGGCCCAGGGCGTGCTCGGCGCAGGTTTTTCGCGCCCTTCGAGCGGATCAATGTAGCGTGGAAGCTCGACGACAAGGAGTTTCAGGATTTTCGGGATTGGTTCCTGTCCCCGGACGGGGCAAACGGGGGGGCCGCCTGGTTCTGGCAAGAGCTTGCGCACGGGACCGGGGGCGTGGTTCAGGCCCAGGCCCGTTTCGGGAGCACCTACAAGGCCGTGCCCGTCGGGCCGCTGAAGTGGAAAGTGACCGCCACGCTTGAGGTCCGCGATGCCTGACGTATCGCTCTCCGAGGCCATCCGGGAGGCCTACGCGTCCGCCCCCGGCCGGGTCATCTACCACACTCTGGAGCTCCGGCACGCAAGCCTGACCGAGCCGATCCGCCTCGTACTGGGCAACGACAACATCGAGGCCCGGCTGGAGGCCTCCGCGCCGGCAAACCCGGGGGAGCGCGTGACCTTCATCCGCTACTACTTCCGTTTCACGAAGCCCGACGTGACCCCGGACGGGGTCCCCACGCTCCAGCTGGAAATCGAGAACATCGACAGGATGATCACGGCGGCCCTGATGCAAGTCACAAGGTCGGAAACGCCGCTCAAGGCCACATACCGGGAGTTTCTGGACTCCGGCCTGAACATAGGCCCGGAGAACGACCCCCCGACGCACATGGACGTCTTCGACGCAAACGCCAGCCTGCTTTCCGTCGTGGCGACGGCGGGCTTTCCAAACTGGATGAACCGCAAATTCCCGACCACAGAGTACGACGCAGAAACGTGGCCGGGCCTGGTGGTGGCATGAGAGAGCTCGAAAAGTACATCGGCAAGCCCTGGAGGCAATGGGCCGAGGGTCCGGACGCCTACGACTGCGCGGCCCTTTTTCGGGCCGTCCAGAAGGACATTTTCGGCATCGAGGTTTCCCGGGTCATGGTCCCCGACTACGACGATGCCATGGGCCTTGTGGGCCTCATCGAAACCCAGGCCGAGGCGCAGGGGTGGGTTCCCGTCAGCGAGCCCAGGCACGGGGACCTCGTCATCGTGCACAGGCCACGCCACGTCGGCGTCTGGATCGAAACCCCGACCGGCCCCGGGGTCCTCCACTGTGTCCGGGGGGCCTCCGTGGTTTTCACCCGCAACGCGGCGTGGCAGGCCTCCGGGTTCGGTCGCCGGCAGTACCTCCGCCACAGGAGCAAGATGGATGATTGACCAGCAACGCGCCACGGCCGTCTTCATAGAGCACGCCCTTTGTCCGCAGAAGCGGCGCGTGGAGCTCGTAGAGGAAAGGGCCATCGCAGCCCTCGACCCGAAGTGGGAACGCCCCTATGTGGCCCTGCTCGACGGAAAGCCGGTCCTCCGCAAGGAGTGGGGGACGCTCGTCGTCCTTCGGGGCCAGGTCCTCGTTTTCGTCGATGTCGAGGCTCTCCCCCAGGGAGGCGGAGGAGGCTCGAACCCGGTCAGGATCATTGCCATGCTGGCCGTCGTGGCCCTTTCTGCAGGCGTTGCTTCGTGGATCGCGGGGGCACAAATGTTCGCTGGCGGAGGAACCCTTCTCGGGCTCGGAGGAGCTGCCTGGGGGGCTATCGGCGCGGGCGTGACCATGATGGTCGGCTCGGCCATCGTAAACGCTCTGGTTCCGGCACAAACCCTCCCGTCACTCTCACAGAGCGCAACACCGCAAGCCTCGCCAACATACACACTTTCGGCCCAGGGCAATGCGGCCAGGCTTGAGCAACCCGTCCCGGAGCATTTTGGGCGCATGTTGGCATACCCGGACTACGGTGCACAGCCGTACCAAGAGTTTCAGGGCAACGAGCAGTTTCTCTATTGCTTCCTGTGCATCGGCCGTGGGGAGTATGATATCGAGGCCATCCGGATCGAGGACACCCCGATTTCGGAGTTCGAGGAAGTCGAATACGAGATCGTGGGCCCTGGCCAGGTCGTGACCCTTTTCCCGGCCAACGTCGTTACGTCCGTAGAGGTCGGCGGCCAGGCCATGCCGTACAACTCATGGACAAGTGAGTTTGTGGTCAATCCGGCAGGAACCGAGGTCAACTTTGTGGGCTTCGATTTCGTGACGCCTCGCGGCCTATACTACGCGACGGACAGCGGCGGGCTCTCCTCCGTTTCCATCTCGGTACAGGTTCAGGCCTGCAAAATAGACGACAACGGCGTGGAAATCGGGCCGTGGACCACCTTGGCGACAAAGACATACTCCGGAGCGACCGCCACGCCACAACGCTACAGCGTCAAGGGCCAGGTCACGCCGGGGAGATACAAGGCCAGGGTCATGCGCACCAACCCTGAAGAAACAAGTAGCAGATACGGACATAACATCATTTGGGGAGGACTCCGCGGGTACATCAAAGGAGACAGGACCTACGG